TTATTGCTGAGCTATACGCAGTAAAGAGAGTATGTCGTGGCACTCCGATCTTCGATCAGGCCACGCGCGATTCTTTGACTGCCCAAGCTAGCCGGTGCGTGACCACGGCTGATCGGTCTGCTCTGATTGCGCGCATGACCAGCATCCTTGGTTCCAGCCCGGTCCATGCCGATGCGGATATTCACACCATCCAGTCTGTAATCTACGGCTACCAAAACAACTGTGGGCAGAACTTCAACGACGTGATCAGCACCTATCCGTTTAACGGGCAGAGCTGGGACGTAACGTGCCCGAACTGTGGCAACCCACAGCACTTCCAATCACCGCTCATGGGGTAGACGATGCCTGACGTATCCAACGCCCCAGCGATGCCATTTGAATCTATTGGCTACTCCATAAGTAGCCCTCCTATTCAGATGGAGGCCGAGGGTTCTGTGTTGGGTAACGCACAGTCTGCGCAGGAAGCGTTGCTCGGTAGGTCGCCTGTATACCCCGGCAACTTTGAAGCAACATCGTCCCTGATTAGCACCACCTTCGTAAGTGTGCAGGAACTACTCCTATCCGTAAGGGCTGTGTTTTGACCTATATTCCAAATCTAGACTGCTCCCGCGATGTTCCGGTTCCTGACTACACAAGGGACTTCACTATTGTCATCGCGCACCGTGGCCCGGCTATGGGTCTATGGATGACCTTGGAGTCCTGTGAGGCGCAGCTTATAGGCTCGCCCTTCCGTTATGACTATGTGATCGTTCATAATGGCGAGGAAAAGGAAGACATAGAGTTACAAGGTGTCCATTCCCACCTGCGCAAGAGTGGCAAGTTGCAAGACTGGTTTGTTAATCCGAACCCCATGTCGCCACCCGATGCTAGGCAGCTAGGTACCGAATCGGCTGATGGCGCGATAATTCATTTTTTCGACAATCATTGCATAGTAGCCCCAAACTACTTCAACAGTGCACAGAAGACGTTCGAGACCACTGGAGCAGACACTGTTCATTCTGTTACTAAGTTCTTTTGCGGAGAACAGTCGCATCTCGAATACAAGCTAAAGCTGGATACGAACTTCTGGGGCGAAGGTCGGATGGTTGATAAGGTCCAGGCGACCGAACCATACCGCATCGCAGCGGGCGGCCACGGCGGCTTCGCAGTCAGACGCAGCACATGGGAGCGCCTTGGAGGTTACGGGCCGCCTCATATGCTGACTGGCTACGGTGGCGAGGAATTACTCTGGGATCTAAAGCTAGCACTTCACGATGGAACTAACTGGCTAGACCCCAACATGATCCACCACCATTGGTCGGGTAAGCGTCCTTATAGTCGCCATTTCTCGGACGACTACTACAAGAACCTTATGACCTGTGCCTTTGTCATAGGCGGCCAGAAGTACGTTGATTTGACCTACAAACATTTTGAACATTCTGCCAAAACTGGCGACGTTCCAATGTATCGCCTCTATGAGGAGGCTATTACTAATTCTCTTCCCCATAAGAGACAGATTGATGCAACCCGCCTCCGATCACTGGACGAGCAGATTGAGTACTTCCGTCTGCACAATATCTCGTTCTAAGTACTGTAGGCCCAGCCGGGTTTTGGAGATAGCAGCATGAGCGACCAAATGGTAATTAGAAACGTCCCTCTAGGCACTATTGTCTCTGAATACGTGGGCGTTCCTCAGACCAACGATGACAATGCGTCCCCCGCCAAGACTGACGGCGGCTCAGTCATTCTGACTGGCGAATCCCTGAAGGATCTTCTGGCCCGGCTGCGCAGCAAGCACCCGCTTTACGAGAAGTACGAGCCATTGTGGAAGATGTACCTCGACACATTCGAGGGTGGCCCTTGCATGGCGCAGGATGTGTATCTGCACAAGCATGTACGTGAGGCTGATGAGGATTACGAAGAGCGCCTGAAGCGCGTCCACTACACGAACTACTGTGAGCCGCTGACCACGTTCTTCACGGACTTCATCTTCACCGAGACCATCCACAGAGATGGTGGCTCCAATAACGACGTGTTCACTCAGTTTATCAGTGACGTGAACCGTAAGGGTGACACGATCACCTCGTTCATGGCTGATGGTGTCAGCAACGAGTATCAGATTTTCGGCATGTCCTACGGCTTGGTCGATTCTCCTCCGAGACCGGCAGGCGTGCAGGTAGTAACCAAGGCTGACGAGAAAGCCTTTGGGCTGAAGCCATACTGGGTTCTTATCCGCGCCACTGAGGTGTTGGATTGGGGCGTTGATGAGTTCGACAAGTACGTCTACTTCAAGCGTAAACAGAATGTAGAGGATACCGACAATCTTGGCCGCAAGGTTGAGATCGAGCGGTATACCGAGTGGACTCCGCAGACAATCACGGTCACGGACATCACCAAGATCAATAACGTAGAGAAGGCTGTACAGACTCAGCGTAAGAATGAGTTGGGCAAAGTTCCGGTAGTCGTGGCGCGGTATCAGCGTAGCAAGGAAGATCCCTTCATGGGTCTGGCCTTCCTTCGTGACCTGTCCACGGACAACATCGCTGTGATGAACCTGACTTCCCTGCTTGATGAGTTCCTGTACAAGCAGTGCTTCAATATTCTCGCAGTAGAGATGGATACTGATTTGCCCAAGGCAGACCAGGAAGACGGCTCAATGGGCACGTCTAATATGCTCACCTATCCCAAGGGAGCTAAAGCCCCGATATACATCGCCCCGTCCGCTACCCCTGCTGACAAGATCAGCGAGGAGCGCAGGACGATAGTGGCAGAGATGTACCGCAGGGCTGCGCAGGACACTGTGAACGAACTGTTCAATGGTGGCGGGTCGAGCGGTTTCTCTAAGGCTCAGTCGTTCCGTACTACAGTTCCTCGCATCGCAACCCGCGCGGAAGCACTTGAGAAGTTTGAGATTGAGATGTTCAAACTCACCTACGAGTACATGGGTGAGAAGTGGGATGGCAAGATTGCCTATAAAGACCACTATGAAATTACGAATCTATCAGACGCCTTGTCGCAGATGACAACTCTGTTCAAGGATCTGTTGATTCCGTCCGAGACGTTCGCCCGTGAAGAGATGAATCGTATGATCTCACTCTTCGACGGCAAAATCTCCCCGGACGTACTGAAGAAAATCCGCAAGGAAATTGATGATGCGGACATGACTGAGTGGCTGGACGCCCAGAGGCTTGCATTCCTCGGCGCTGCTGCACGGTCTCTAGATGTTGGAGCGGCACTGGGACTTCCTACAGCCCCGGTGTCCACAGCGAGCGATATGGCAACTCCTGGTAAGGATAAGCCTACTGCTCCTTCCACTGCGAAGAAACCTACCCTGACCGCAAGTCAAGTGGCTAAGACTTCCGCAAAGTAACAGAAATAAGGAGTAGCAATGCCTACGATCCCCAGCCCTGAGAAGCCGGCCGGAATTTCGCCGCTTTCTCCGGCTCCGTCGAACCCGCTTAAAAGCGGTTCGTCTGTGCCGTCGATTATGCCTAACTTGGTTGATGCGAATACAAGCAAGATCAACCTCTAAAAACTATTAACGCACTGGCTCTCAACAGGTGCGTAGGGTCGCCTAGCGCGGCCCTTTTCAAATGAGTGCAAAGGTGATTGACCCAATGGAATACCAAAACAATGTTCTGCCCTTCGTCCACGCGGAAGCTGATGCAACTGCAACCGAAACCACTGAGAAGCCAACGTTAACCGAGGAGCAAAAGAAGCTCTTCAACGATGTCTTCCGTGAGCGGTACTCAGAGCTTGAGGCAAAGAAGCGAAAGGACATAGCCACGGCTCTGGAAGAGCAGGCGCAGAAATTGAAAGCTGACTTTGAAACCAAACTTGCGGAAGCAACGACCAAGAAGGTTGACAAGCCAGTAGAAAACGTAGACGAGTCTGCTGAAGCGAAGCGGATCGTTGCTGATCACAAGCGCCTTCTCGCTGAGCGCGAGAAAGAGATGTCAAATCTCTCCAAGGAATTGGAAGCGCAGAAGAGCACGATTAAGACGATGGCCAAGGATCGCGCGATTACTGACGCGATGTCGGCTGTTCCCTTCGTTAACGCGAAGCAGGTGAAGGTTCTCACCGGCGATGCAATCGAGCTTGATCCTGATTCGGGCAATTATGTTGTCCGTAATGAAGAGGGTCATATCGTGATGGGCGATGATTTCCGCCCTATCTCGCTGAAGAACTACTTCATCACCTACGGAGAGCAGAACCCGCACTTGGTTAAGAGCGGCGTCATTGCTGGCGCAGGTTCTACGACGAATGGTGCTCCGGGCACACCTGGTGAATTTGCCCATATTAAGTCGAAGGCCGATCTACAAGGCCGCGAAAACATGCAACTCCGCATTCGTTATGTGGAGAAGTTTGGCCCTGAGAAATTTGAAGCACTTCCTCTCAGGTAGCCCCTCACCCTATTAAGGATTTAGCACAATGGCAATTGGAACCGGCGCAGATTTTAAAGTATACCCCAACCAGTTTTACTCTGGATATGTCGAGCTTCTTCAGCAGGAGACAGATATTTGGAATGCCAACTCTGCTGGAGTGATGCAGTTCACCGCGCAGGCGATGAAGGGCGATTACGAGAAGTCCTCGTTCACGCAGGACATTTCAGGTCTGGTTCAGGATCGTGACGTTACCTCGACCGCGACTGTGACTGACAGCAAGCTGACGCAGTCTGAAGTCATCAGCATCAAGGTCAACAAGCGCATTGGCCCCACGGCTGAGACGCTGGACTCTTGGAAGAAGATTTCGCTTGACCCGATGGAGTTCTCCGTCATTCTTGGCCAGATCGCCGGTAAGCGCGTTGCTGTCAACTACGTTGACTCCTCGCTCAATTCCCTGCGTGCAGTCATGAAGGCGATTGGCGCGGGCATCCAGTATGATTCGACCGGCCTGACCCTGAAGACTGCAAACCACCAGGCGCTCGTTAGCGCGATGGCGCTGCTTGGCGACAAGTCCAGCCGCATCGCTGCTTTCGTGATGCACTCCGCAACCTACTTCGAGTTGGTCAAGCAGAGCATTGCTGACAACGTGTTCCAGGTTGCAGGCGCGACGATCTACACCGGCCAGCCCGCGACGTTCGGCAAGCCCGTGATCGTGACTGATTCCGTGGGTCTGTTCGATCCGCAGAACGGCACCATCGCTGCGAAGTATGACGTGCTCGGCCTCGTTCCGGGTGCGGTTGAAGTGATCGAGTCTGAAGAGCGCAGCGTGCTTTCGCAGTACGTCACTGGCCTTGCCAACTTGACCATGCGTATCCAGGGTGAGTATGCGTACAACCTGAAGGTTAAGGGCGCGTCCTACACTGGCGCAGTTCAGCCCACTGATGCGGCTCTGGCCGTGTCCAGCAACTGGACATTCGTGGCCGCTGACAAGAAGAATGGCCCCGGCGTTCGTGCGACCTTCAACTAAATCAGTTAGTTACAGCACTCAAGAGGGCATCCTAGCGGGTGCCCTTTGTGCTGTAGAGACGAAGGAGAACTAGATGAGTGTATATCCTCCGTCGCCTGATTTAACTGGAGGCGGTGCTGCCCCCGAGCAATCGGCTAGCGCAGTAATATCCGAGATATTTTCAGATTACGCCACTTCTTATGTAAGCCTAGCGTTTGCCGCAGACTACTTCGCAAAGCATTACAGACCCGCCTATACAACGCAATGGGGTGCCCTCTCCGCTGATCAGCAAGGTATGGCGCTCAATGCCGCGTGCAGACAAATTGAACAGTTCCGATTCGTAGATAGGCAGGAGCTACCCCACTACAGATACTTTGTAGACCCCATGAAGGGTAGGGTGCTCGTTCTAACTCCGCGCCGTGATGCTATCAAGTACAACTACTATCAGTCGCTCCAGTTCCCACGTAGCGTGGACATCCACCAAGATGGGACGGTCTTCATTCCTATGGAGATGCAATGGGCGCAGTGTGAGCAGGCGAT